GAAAATCCAGAACTAGATGGTACTTTAAAAATTAGTGATTTAAATTTTAAAGCATTTGGTTGGCAAGAAGTGCCATATAAATCTAACAAGGTGGTTGATGGTATATATTATGCACATCATTTTCCTTCTGGCATAATGGGTAGTGCAATATCTGGTGAAAATATTGCAAGATCACTATTGACAAAACATAAAGTTTCTGCTACAGTAGGCCATAGTCACTTATTAGATTATGCTACATCTACATTACCAAATGGTAAAAAGTTACATGCATTATCTGCAGGATGTTATTTAAATCATAAAGAACATTTTGCTAGAGATACACAGCATATGTGGTGGAGTGGTATAATTGTAAAACGTAATGTACAAGGTGGTCATTACAACATAGAAACTATTGACTATAATACAATTAGGAGAGAATATGGTAGAAGGTAAAAGAACGTATCTGTATGAAAAAGATCATAGTCATGATATGTCTTATGAGAATGAGAGAAAACATGATAACGTACATTCACCTTCTCATTATAAACATGGTAAAAAAGAAACTATAGAAGTTATACGAGATTGTATGACGAGTGATGAATATCATGGATATTTAAAAGGCAATGTTTTGAAATATGTTTCAAGATATAAATTCAAAGGAGAACCATTAGAAGATCTAGAAAAAGCTAGTTGGTATTTAAACAGACTCATAACGGAGGTAAAAACATGGGACAAGTAAAACAAGCAATCATTGAAGTAGAAGACTTTGTAGCTGGTTGTTTGAGACAAGGTAGAACCTTAAATCAAACAATAAGAGATTGTAAAGAACACTACAACAAACCTACTACAACAAATCCATATTTTAGTGATGGCGATTTAATAGAAGATAAATATTATCAATTTAAGGGGGTATGGTAATGGATAAAAGTTTTTATGATGCTTTAAAAAAAAGATATGAGGCAGACATTGCAGAGGCAAAATCAACTGCCATGGTTTATTTTGATAGACCTGTAGCTATAGGTGAACATCCACAATTTCTAGAAGAACTAGATAAACTTGTAGAAAAAATTGCAACAGCAGAAGAAAAAATAAAAATATTAAGAGATCACTTTGATAACACAATACCATTTTAATAGGAGGATAGATGGCTGATAAGAAAGAAGAAAACCAACAGAAAGTAAAACCTAGAACATATCTTATAACATCAGAACAACTGATGGATATTATGAGATATCTAATGACAAGACCTTATGGTGAAGTAGTAAAATTGATGAGTTCTTTGTCACAATTAAATCAACTTGACCCAAGAGTTAGTGCGGACTTTATTAAAAGTCCACAAGGAGATGCCAATGCCAGAAAAAAATAATACTGACAAATTTACAGGTATTTTATTTGAGTTAAAAATTGGTTTAAATAGAGAAAATGCTATTGTAATTGACTATGGTGGTAAGCCTGTTACTAAAATTAGAGAAGCATTGAAAGGATATCCTTACCATGGAAATTTGTGTGCTGCAGTAATTAATCATGCAAATTCTGTGGGTAGGAAATTACAAGACGACATTAAACAATTAATACAAAAGGTATAATAATGGAAAACAAAAAAAGAAATATAAAAGAACTCATAGAAAAAGAAGCACCAAATCTAAATAATTTATTAGACCCAGAAGAGGTTAAAATATTTAGGGGTTTAACAGATGAGTTAAGAGACACTTGGACTAAAAAACAAATGTTTAGAACAGAAACTGAAATGCAGTTTTCTGTATTAAATGATGCAAAGTATCCAACTAAAGCTGCAAAGTATTGGCAATGTGTTAGAGAACAAAATGTGTTTTTAGAAAACTTAATGACATTATCTTTTGACTATAGAAGAACAGAAGTTAAGATAAAAAGATTACAAGAAAAGTTAGATAAAGAAACAGACCTATTAAAAAAAGAGTTAATACAAATTGATATAGACGAAAAAACATATAGTAAAGCATCTATGCAATTAGTTGCAAGAGATAGAATGAGAGAAATAAAGTTATGGTCTAAATTTAAGAAAAAGTTTGATGATGGGTCTTTTGATACTAAAAATGTCAATACACATCAATTAAATTCTTATCATTTAACTATGAAAAATAAAGCAGAAACTTTAACAGAGGGTTCTTCACAACCAGAAGTATTTAATGTTTTAGGACAATTACAATCTATTGAAAGAATAAAAAAAGAATTAGGGCAATTACAGCATGAAAAGAAAGATAAACTTACACACGAGCTTGGGGCAAAACCAGAATAAAAAATTATTTTTTTTAGTTGCGATGCCTAGATCTGGTAATACTTTATTTGCATCTATTATGAATCAAAATCCAGAGATAGCAGCAACAGCTAACTCTATTACATTAGAGATAATAAAAGATTTATTTTTGCTTAAAAAGACAGATGTATTTCAAAATTTTCCAGATCATAGATCTTTAGATAATGTATTAAATACTGTGTTTGATAATTACTATAAAGATTGGCCACAACGTATACTTATTGATCGTGGACCAGTAATGGCTACAGGTAATTTTGCACTAATGCAAAAACATTATAAACGACCTTTTAAATGTATTGTATTGTTAAGAGATTTAATGGATGTATTAGCGAGTTATATGCAATGGTACACAGAAAATCCTGATGCATTTCCTAATAGATATAATTTAAAAAATGATGAAGAAAAATTATTTATGTTAATGAATAAAAAGGGAAGTATTGCTAAAGAACTAGATGCAATTAAAAATTCATATAACTATCCAAATATATGCCACTATGTAAAATATGATAATATAGTTACAAATCCTAAAGAAGAATTTAAAAAAATATATAATTTTTTAGAAGAGCCTTATTTTAATCATAGGTTTAATAATCTAGATCAAGTATATATAAATGGTTTATCTTATGATGATACAATAGTTGGTAGTAATATGCACAAATTATTTGATGGACCTATTAGAAAAGTATATAATCCTTATATAGAAAAAATACCACAAAGTATAAAGGAGAGATATGAACACATTAGATTCTAATATTAACTATAAATGTATATTTTTAGGGCAATCTGTTTTAATTTATGATGTGCCTTTAGATGTATATAATACTATTAATCATATTTATGAAACAAAAAAACATGAATTACCTAGAGCTAATCCACAATTAGTAGGTAAGATTCAAAATGAACATTCATTATTTTTTGATGGCCGACCTAATAATAAAATGCATCCACATAATTTTTTACCAGATAATGTACGCCAATGGTTTTTTAAAGTTATGAAACACTATTTAGATTGGAATATGATTAAAGAATATGAAATGCATATGAATTCTATATGGATAAATGAAATGAAAGAACATGAATACAATCCAATACATATTCATCAAGGATCTTTATTTACTGGCTTATCTTCCGTTATGATTTTAAAATTACCACAAGACATGGGTGTTGAGTATTCCGCAGCTGAAAAACCAATGAATGGGCAATTACAAATACTAGGAAATTCTTCAGGACAATTTTGTAATTCAGACTATGGTCCTATTTTAAAAGAAAGAGCTTTTTATGTATTTCCATATGACATGAGACATTGTGTTTATCCTTTTAATGGCAATGGTTTTAGAAGAACTTTAGCATGTAATATGGATGTAAATTATGACCCTGTTAAAAATAGGAGTGCAACATGATGATAACAGAACCTAAATGGAAAAGTTGGATAGTTGAAACAACAACACCTTTATTTACACCAGATCAATGTAGACAAATTATTGAATGTGGGCATAAGCAAAAGCCACAAAAAGCTCAAGTTGGTATGGGTAAACCAGGTGGTGGATTAGATACAAAGAAAAGAGTTACAACTATTGGTTGGATTCCTTTTAAAGAAATGCAACCTATGTATAATGATCTTAATATTTTTATTCAAAAAGCAAACAGAAATCATTTTGGTTTTGGAGATATACAGATTACAGAAAACGCACAGTTTACAGAATATCCTGAAGGTGGATTTTATGATTGGCATATGGACACAGATGTTAATATGCAACATGAGCCACCTGTAAGAAAAATATCTATGACTTGTCTATTGTCTCCTGAAGATCAATTTGAAGGAGGAGACTTAGAATTAATGGCTCCTGGTAAAAGAGCTAAACTTAAACAAGGTCATGCAATAATATTTGCATCGTTTTTAAATCATAGAGTAGCACCTGTTACTAAAGGTGTTAGACAATCACTTGTTGTGTGGTTTGGAGGTGAACCTTTTAAATGATTAAAGAATATTTTTTTCCAACTATTATATACGCAAAAGATTTAGAAAATGCTAATGTATTAAATACATATTTAGAACATCAAATTATTAATTGGAGTAAAGAAGATAAAGGTGTTAATAAAACTAATGTAAATGGCTGGCATTCAAAGACTGATATGAATAACAGAAAAGAGTATGAGTCTATAATTCAAGAATTATTTAAAATGTATAATGAAATTATAGAAGAAGAACATTTAGATATACAGCCTAAACTAGGTAATATGTGGGCTAATATAAATTTACCTAATTCTTATAATAATAGCCATATACATCCTAATTCATTATTTTCTGGAGTTTATTATGTAAAATCAAAACCTAATTCTGGCAGACTTCATATAATGGATCCAAGACCAGGGGCACAATTAATAATGCCACGTAGAAAAAAAGGTATAGTCCCTATGGAATTATGGAGAGATGCTTATCTTGAACCTGTTCCTGGTAGATTAATTATGTTTCCTGCTTGGCTATGGCATAAAGTAGAACTTAACAAAAGTAATGATATGAGAATATCAATATCATTTAATTTTATATTATGATTTTTAAAACACAAAAATATCAAGTTATAAAAAATGCTATATCGTATGAGTTAGCTAATTTTATATTTAATTATTTTCTTTTAAAAAGAGAAGCTGTAGCATTTATGTATGATAAAAATATTATATATGACACAGGTATGTTTGGAACTTGGTCTGACCAACAAGTACCAAATACATATTCACATTATGCAGATTTTGCTATGGAAACTTTATTAATGAAAGTATTGCCTAAAATGCAAAAAGAAACAGGGCTAGAGTTAATTCCAACATACTCTTACGCTAGAATTTATAAATGTGGTGATATACTAAAAAGACACAAAGACAGACCTTCTTGTGAAATATCTACTACTCTTAATTTAGGAGGAGATCCATGGCCTATATTTATTGATGGTACAGGTCAAGATACAGTTATAGATGAATATAAAAATATACATAAACCTAATGCACCTAAAGGCACTAAAGTCTTACTTGATGTAGGTGATATGTTAGTGTATAGTGGATGTGATTTAGAACATTGGAGAGAACCATTTGAAGGTAATATATGTGGTCAAGTATTTTTACATTATAATCATGTTAATGGTAAATTTGCAAATAAAAATAAATTTGATGGTAGGCCTATGTTAGGTATACCTAAATGGAATTTTGGCTAATAATATAGCCAAAAAAAAAGACACCTAGAGAATACTCTAGATGTCTTGTGTTGCCTGGGGGAAGTCTATTAATTTAGGCTTCCCTTTTATCTTTTATCAAATCTAAAATCTACATTTTCCTCAAATTTATAATTAGGATTTTTCATTCTATTTAATTGTTTTTCAAAAGCTACATTTAGTGCATTTAATACATCAGATTTACTACCACTATATTTTAAACCTAATCTATTATTATAAACATCCATAGAAGAATCCCCAAATATATCCATTGCTTTATTAAATTTATTAGTAAAAGGTGTTTTAGTATCCATTATTAATTCTTTACCTTTACCTGCCACATCAACTAATTCTTGGCCATATCCAAGTATATTTGTCATAGTTTTACCACGTTCTTTAGATACTATAGCTGAAGTTGCTGCATGCCTATATGCATCTGCAATAGCTGTTAATGTAGGTAATCCATCATCTCTAGGTGTACTTGCATATATAAAATTATTGTTTTCATCTTTTTCTAAATTATAATTAAATCTTTCTCTAAGAATATCTCCAAGAGATTCTCTATTATTTCCTGGAGATGTTTGCCATAAATTAAAAAAACTATCTGGGTCTTGACCCATTAATAATTTTCTAGTTTGATATCCTACATCGTAATTCATTTTAAATTATTCATCTGCATATTCATAGGTTTTCTTTTAGGTAATATTGGATTAAATAATCTAAATACTCTAGTTTTATAAACTTCATTTAAAAAATCTGGATAGTCTTCTCTTTCAGCATACAAACTTAAACCTTTAAAATGTTCCTCAATAGGATTGCCTTGATTAATAGATGTTCTTACAGGTTCATATTCATCTTGTGTTTTTATTAAATTAATAAAAGCACGAATACTATC